TTCCATGAGGGGGCTAATGTCCTTCTCTATTCAAAGGGCAAGTTGGAGGCGGGCGAACTTCTGGATAAGTCAAAGAGGATTTACAATCAATTACCTGGTTTCCTCAAGCCCAAGATGGGAACCGAAAGTCGGGAAGAGATTTCGTTCCCCGTGGTAAAGAGTTTTATCCGAGCTTTACCGTCAACCGAGACGGCGGGTATCGGTTATACGGCTTCTATTATAGTTTGGGATGAACACGCCGAACACGAATATGCCAGACAGAACTATCTCCATTCCAAACCGACGGTTGACAGGGCGGGGCAGTGTATTTCGTGTTTCACCGAGAATGCGTGGGATAAAGATAATCTGGCTACCGAGTTGTTTGAGGGAGCTTTAGAGGGGAAGAACGGGTGGACTCCCGTTTTCTATCCCTACACGGTGATGGAGGGTAGGGACGAGGCGTGGTATAACTATATCAAGGACACCATTCCCGAAGGCGAACTCTCGGGTCTAACACCAGAGTTGTATATGCTCAAGAATTACCCGAGGTCTATTGAGGAGGCTTTATCAATCCCCCAGACAGTTTCGGCCTTTGATAAGAATGTCCTCAAGTCAATGAAGGAAGAGGCGGACAAGCAACCCAAGATTAGTGTCAAGAAGGATTTGGACTATAACTATATAAATATCTACAGGGACTTCCATCTTGGCGAGGTGTATGTTGCCGCCTCGGACGTTTCGTTGGGTGTTGGCAGGGACTACCAGGCAACCGTAGTAATGAACGCTCGTACGGGCGTTATAGTGGCAGACATACTGGACAACACGATTGACACGGAACGGTTTGCTGAACTCACCCTGGATTTACTGGGGGTTTACAATGACCCCAAATGGTGGATTGAGGAGAATATGCACGGCAAGAGGGTTATAGCAGTAGCCAAGAACAAGTATTATCGCAATTTGGGTTACAGGGATACCAAGCGAGAAAAAGCTGGTTTTGTTACCGATGAGAAGACGAGAATGGATTTATTCGCTTCCTTGATTCCTGCCATAAACAATAAACAACTAACGGTTTTTAACCCCAAGGGAGTAGAGCAATTCGGGTCAATGATAAAAAACGCTGATAAGGCAGGAAGAATAGAGGCTCGACCCACTGGGCATGACGACTATCCCATAGCTGTCGGAATAGCCAATTTGAAGCGGGCGGGCATTACTCTATATCAAGAAAATAACGAGGGGTTGGATAGTGTTCATTTCGTAGAAGTCAGCGAAAACCCGATTATGGATAGGGTCTTGGAATTAAAAGCGGAGAGGGAGCGTTGGGAAAAGGAAAGCGTGTTGCACTAGTAGTACCTAACTTCAGGTGGTCTGATTGGGATAAGAATACTTTGTGGCACTATATACCCTATAACTTATGCCTTTTGGCAAGTATGATAGAGGATATAGCCGAGGTTGAAATCATTGACGCCTACAAGGACGACTTATCCGAGAAGGAGTTTTCCAATAGAATAAGGGGATTTGATATTGTGGGGATAACGGTCTTATTTGACCAGTACGCTTTAAGTGGTCATAAGGCGGCTAAAATCGCCAAGAAACAGAAAGCCATAGTAGTAATGGGTGGGGTGTACGCAACAACCAACCGTGAGAAAGTTATGGAAGACGAGAACATAGATTACATCATAGTTGGTGAGGGTGAGTATATGTTCCGCTATCTGGTCAACCACCTAGTAGACGGGGTACAGTTCCCGAAGGGAGCGCTGATTGCTAGCCGTATTACCGATTTAGACAACCTCCCCCTGCCCGCCTATCACCTATTAGACATGGATAAATACACCAACTCCGCCGAGAGAAAGAGCGTGGATACCCCGAGTCCCCTTCCTTATGCTCGGATAATGACTTCAAGGGGGTGTCCCTACGGGTGCGCTTTCTGTCAGGTAGAGTCAATTATGGGCAAGGATTTCAGACCGAGGAATGTCTCTGGCGTATTAGATGAAATACAGTGGCTCAAGGAGACCTACGGGATTAAGTCCCTTATCTTTGATGATGACAACTTGTTGTATGACAGGGAACGTGCGGTGGCTCTTTTCCAGGGAATGATTGACAGGGGTTTGGCTATGCCGTGGTGTTCTCTGGCGGTGGCGGTTTTCAAGATGGACAAAGAGTTGGTCAATCTGATGAAGGCAAGCGGTTGTCGGTATTTAGCCGTAGCCATTGAGTCTGGGACAAACAGGGTTTTAAAGGAAATTATAAGAAAGCCAGTTAATTTTGACCATGCCAGAGAAATGATTAAGGCAATTAAAGAAGCGGGCATTTACCTTGCGGCGAATTTCATCGTGGGTTTCCCCACGGAAACGTGGGAGGAGATAAGGCAGACAATCAAATATGCCGAGGAAATTGACGTTGACTATATTAAATTATTCCACGCCGTCCCCCTTCCGCATACAAAGTTGTGGGATTTGTGCGAGAAGGAAGGCGTCTCTAACGGAAACGGTAAATTCAAGTGGAGCAAGGGGAATATAGAAACCAGCGAATTTACGGCAAATGATTTAACCGTTTTAAGGGCATACGAATGGGACAGGATAAATTTCAGCGACCCCGCAAAGAGACAGCGAACTTGTGAGATAATGGGCGTTACGGAGGAAGAGTTAAACGATATTCGCAGGGGAACATTAAATAATGCCTGTAACTTGGTAGGAGTAAAATGAAAAAACCGACGTGGAAAGAGATTTTAGAAGTCTACGACAAGAGTAAGGATAAGTATGTCAAGTCCAAACTTCAGGAAGCCTTTGAGAAGGACAATAAACTCTATGAGCTTGACTTTCAGGCTGAGTTGAATATCCCAGCCGAGTTCAAGAAGGACGCCACGGTTTTGCCGACGGCGAGGGATAGGCTGGATTCCTTGGTAGACCACACGGACATATCTCATGCGAGGATTTCTGTTAACAAGAAAAGGGCGAGTGGTGCGGAATTGGACAGAATGGAGATGTTGGAGAAGTTCGGGCTCGGTTTAATACACAGAACGAATGTGGAGTCCAAAATATCTCCCCTGCGAGTCTCGGCAAAGCATTATTGGCTTCACGGCGTAACGTGGGTTAAGACTGTGTTTGACAGGGATATATGGGATAACGACAAGAGTAAGCTCCCGATTCGGATTAGTGCAATCAATCCTTCTAATATCATACCAGACCCGTACGATGAGGAAAACTATATATTTGAGGTTAGAAAGAAGTTAGTCTATGATGTCAAGAAAACCCCTTGGTATAAAGAGGGTAACAGGATAGGTATAAAAATCAAGGATATGCCCGATGATGAAGAGATAGAGCAGATAGAATACTATGATAAAAAATACAGGTGTTTATTCTGGAACAGGGAGCCCGTATTTGAAGCGGACGGGGGGGTGCCAGAACACGGATATGGTTTCCTTCCGTATACGGCGATTGAGTCTGGTCTGGGGAATGTGGATATAGACAACAGCCCCGTCAAGAGATATGTGGGGATTTTGAGGTATATGGAGAAACTTCTTATTTCTCAAAGCTCCATTTACTCAATGTGCGATATTCTCACCAAACTAGAAACAATGGTGGGGGGTTATATCACGGGAGCCGATGCCGCCACCATACCCAAGATAAAACAAACTTACGGGCACTGGAACATAATAGGTCAAAAGGATGTACAGATTAAGAGTTGGGAAAGGAAACTGGCTCCCAGTGAGGCGTATGCCCATCTGGCTTATATCACGGATTTGATTGACATTCATTCGGCCCCCAAGTCAATGTTCGGTTTGGGGGAAGAGGGCGTGAGGTCGGGGGCTGACCGACGCTTAGTTTTGGCTGAAGCCCAGTCCAAGTTGAATTATTCTAAAGACGCATTCGCTAATGGGTGGGCGCAGGTCTTGGCAAAATGCGCCAGATTGGTGAAGGATGTTATACCAGGGAATTTTAATATATGGGCGAAGAGTTCCTCCGAGGACTTTGATGTATCTGTAAGTAAGGAACATTTTAAAGAACCATTTAACTTTTACGTAGAGTTCAGCCCAATTTCGGAGGAAGATGAATACCGAAGACACCAAGATTTAATGGAGATGTACAACTCAGGTCTGTATACGTTAGAACACGCCCGAAGCAAATTGTCCGATGTGGACGTCAAGGCGTTGGACAAGCAGAGTCTTAAAGAACTTTTAAGGGGTTCTCCCCAATTCCTTGAAACATTAGCTAATCACTTTATGGTAATGGTGTCTCAGGCTCTACAGGAGTCGGGTCTGACACCCGCTCCCCCGATGGGGACTCCGCAGGGTCAGGGTGGCGGTCAGGGTGGCAAGGGAAGGCCGTTAGTCCCTGGCATTCCCAACCAACCCCAGCAGGGGAATAATCCCAACAGACCAAGGACATTCACGAGACAGGGGCAGGGCGGTGGCGGAAATACGAATTTTGGAGTATAGATGGAAATAATAAGTATAATGGAAGAGTTGACCCAAGAGGGGGTGGAAGTTCTGGAAGAACTCTTTAAAGAAAATGTAAAACCCCTGATTGAACGCAGGGAAAAAGTAGAGAAGAAAATAGGCAATAAAGCAATAGACGAATTATACGACTTAGAGAGGGAGGTCTAAAATGCCAGAGAATATTTTGGGAAAGGCTTGGGGGGGGTTTGAGGAATCTATGTTAAAACTATTTGGGGCGCAAGACCCCTACCAGCCCAAACCGTCAGAGTTGCCGTCTTGGTTGACGCCGAGAACGCAGGCTATAATGGGGACAACACAATATGCCGAGCAGAAAGCCAGACAAGAAGCGGGTGTTTCTGGTCTACCATCTTGGTTGCAACAACCTGCTCCCACACCTTATCAGCAAGAAGATACGGGTGGAATGGGGGGTCTCTTCAAGACTTATGAGGAGGCAATGAAAGCCGCCCCCAAAAACTATATACCCAAGCAA